GAACTGTTCTCCCCAATCATTTGTTTTTGCTTTTCATGTTTATTAAAAGTTAGAATATATGAATAAAATTAAAAAATATAAAGTAGGAATAGACAGTGAGACATATGCTGTGTCACTAGTGGAAGAGCCTGCAATAGAATCTGATTTCGTAGCCTTAAAGAAGGAGGAAGAGGAAAAGCATCAAGTCTTTCTTGAGAAAAATGAAAGACACATGGTTTATGGGGCTGCATTAATACCAGACAAAGACATTTATAGGAATAATGGAGAACAAGAGTTCTATATAAGTTTCACAAAGGAGAGTATAGAAAAAATGTCCCAAGACTTCATGAAGAACTACAGACAAAATGAGGTTACACTTGACCATGAAGAAATGGCGAAAGATATTACAATTACTGAGTCTTGGTTAGTTGAAGATTCCTATAGAGATAAATCCAATGCTCTAGGAATAAATGTTCCAAATGGAACTTGGATGATTGGTATGAAGGTCAATCAGATTGATGTTTGGGAAAGAATAAAAAATGGGGAATTGAATGGCTTTAGCGTAGAAAGTATGATTTCCCTAGAAGAGTTTAGCAAACAAAATGATAATAATATGAATATAGAGACAGATGAAATGAATTTTTGGACGAAACTGAAAGAAGTCCTTAGAGAGGCATTTTGCGCTTCGAAAGAAGAGCTTGCGCAAACTAGTGGTTTTACCAATGTTGAAGATTATGAAAAGGAAGTTGAACAAATCAAAGCAGAATTGGAGGAACAACAGCCAACCGTAGAGGAACATCAAGTAGATGAGCCACAACCTACAGTAGAGGAACCACAACCAAAAGTAGAGGAACCAAAAGTAGATGAGCCACAACCTACAGTAGAGGAACCTCAGAAAAATGAGGAAACTGCAAGACTTGAAGAGCTTTTGGGAAACCTAAGAAATGAACTAGAAGCTTTAAAAACAATGAATAGCGGATTGGAAGACAAAATTAAAGAACTCTCCAAAGAGCCGTCTGCAAATCCAATAAATATAAATGCAAAGCCAAACGTATCTGATACTTACGCTGCATGGCGGGAACAGTTGCGAAATATGATTGGATAGTTTAAGAGCAACTTTTTTGCCAATCATGTTAAAATAAAGAAAATAAAATAATAAAAATCTAATACATAATTAATTATGGCAAATTTCATAGATTTATCTAATATTACATACTGTGGAAAGGAAGCCCAGGAGATTTTCTCAAAGGATATTTATGATATAGACCTCCGTCAGTATGGAATTACTTATATGGACGGTGTAAAAGGTAAGATGAAAATGTACAGCGGTGAGATTGGTGATGCCTGGCAGTTATACACTTGTCCATTCACTCCACAGGGCTCTGCATCGTTGGCTGAGGCGTACATTGAGCCAAGTGCAATTAAAGTGAACCAAGAGAACTGCTATGATACTTTCTGGAACACATTCCTGGTTGAACAAACAGAAATCTCTTTGAGAGGTGGTATTCCTCAAACGTTTGGTGAGTGGTACTTTACAAAACTGCGTCAGAAGATGGCTAAAGAATACCAAGAAATCTTTTGGCAGGGTGATACTGCTAGAACAGCTTCTACTAAGACCTATCTGAAAGCAACTGACGGCATTGAGAAGAAATTACATGATAATACAGGAGTTACCAAGGTTACGGGTGCTGCTTTCACCATTGATAACGCAATAGCTCAAGTTGAGGCTGTCATTCTGAAGGGCATAGAGGTTGCAAGCAATGCAGAGGTAGATACTGAGGGCTACAAGGTCTTCATGAATCATGCTGATGTGAGAGTGTTGGAAATTGCTCTTGGTAAACTGTGTTGCGGAAACAGTATGAATGACAGATTTAGCAATTATGGAAGAGAGAATGGCCGTATCTATGTAATGGGCTATGAGATTGTTCCTTCAATGGTTAGTAAAGGCAAGGTAATCTTTGGTCCTGCTAGAAATTTGGTTTTGGGTTATGATACATTTGATTCTCATCTTGAGTATAAGCTGATAGACATGCGTAACTCTACGGGTGACAACATGTTCAGAGTCATAGCCCTCAGCAATATTGCCGTAGGTGTTATTATGCCTGAGCTGTTTGTACTATCTGAGTAATGTAGCTTCATTTGTCCACTTATATATATATTCGGGGAGGGACTAAAAAACAATTCAAATTGTCCTTCCCCAAAAACAAAAAATAATAATTAATTTAAACACATATTATAATATGGCTATTTGTTCTTTAAATAAGAATTTGCTTCGCACAAACACCTGTGGGTACAGTTTGCCTGAAGTAACTGATATTTATATTGCAAACTTTTCTGATGTAACTAATGCACCAGTTGACTATAACTGTGAGAGCGGCGTAACTATCAGTGGTTTCTCAGCTACAACTGGGGCTTCTGTATATCATATCGAGCCAGCGAAGAACAGTACGACTTATACTGACGAACTCGTAGTAGAGGATAATGGAAACAAGTATCGTACTCACACAATTACCTTCAACCTTACTGGTAAATATGACAAGGATATGATTTGTCCAGTAGATGCACTTGCACTAGGCAGATTCTTCGTTGTTGTTAAAACCGCTGACGGCGAGTATCTTGCTCTTGGTCGCTCAGTAGGTCTTGAGGCTAGTGAACAGTCTGTAAACGGTGGTGGTGATACAAACGGCGTAACAGTAACTCTTTCCGCTAACGTTACTGAGGCAGCAGTACCTCTTTCAGAGACTGCTGTAAGTGAATTGCTTGCAAAAGTTGCACAGTAATCAAACATAAACGAAATAAAAAAGGATGTAGTTTAATTTTCTACATCCTTTTTTTTGTTTTTCATAAAGTTCATTTTCTTTACTTCATCTTCCCATATCGGACTGTCTATGTCCTTGCCTAAGTTGTGATAGGTTTCAAACCCTTTTTTATCACAGTTTTCAACGAAATAAACGTATCCGTCTCTTTTCTCTATTTTATTCATTTTGCGTTGTATTTATTGCATTATTATCAAAAAACCATTTAGAATTAGCATGTGTGCTTCGTTTCTAGTTTATATAAACATGAAAAATATAGGTTTTTAGCAAAGATATATAAAATAATTTGAAATTCAAAGTTAGCCTTTTTTTTGCATTTTATCATGTTAATTATAAAACAAATAAGAATGGTAACTAGTTACACACCACAAACGAAATACAGATTAGACAAACTAGAGAACGTAGTTTATCTAATTTCCGAAGAAGACGCAAGACATATCTACATTGATAAAAACGAGGCTCATATTTACATCGATTCCGATGTAGAACCATTATCTATGGAGGTTTACAACATTGCGTTAACAGACTCAGATGAGTTGGACAATCGGTATAAATTCACACATCAATTACAATTCAGTGTTAGGGGATATGTAAATCATAATGACTTTCAAGGCAAGTATTTTGCTATTGTAAAGTCATTAAACAATACATATTGGCTCGTTAATCCAAAATTCCCATGTAAAGTAACATATACCTATACGCTAGATTCAATTGACGAACACACTGACTTTACGTTATCCACTGTATCAAACCATCCGACGTTGCGGATTCTTAATTTTGATAAACTGAACACCAAAAATTGCATCGGGTATTTTCGTTGCACATTCAAGTCATTGAAGCTTAACGAGAAAAGATACTCATCATTAGACAATAATAATAATGTTATCAAATATACGAACGACGGTTTTAAGGATATATCATATGATAAGAATACTGCATCGTTTGTAGAACAGTTTGATGGAGAAAATGTAAGTCATACACTGAAATTCAACGTTAAGTTTGATGATTACAAAAGTTCATGGCATTATAATCTCCTAGAGTTCATAGACAATAAATACTCTGCTGTAATTGAAAGCAACTGCGGCAAGTATATTTTATGCGGTTTTGGGTTCGGATTAAATCCATCTTTCAATGTTACTGCAAATGATGAGGCAACACCTGATAGAATTGAAATAACACTGTCAGACTTGCATGACAACGGAGATACAATTACATATGCAGAAGAACCGAGAATCGAAGCAGACCATTCCAAGTCATTTGTATTTACTAGTGAGCACTATGGATATGAATGTGTGGACATTGGGAAGGCAAGATATTTGCTGAAGGCAGAAATAGATGCTCTTGGAAATCCGACAGACAGATACATATGCCTTATAGGGTATGAACCGAGGTTCGGGAACTTGAACCTAATCGGGACATTCAATGAGACAGAGGAATTTGTGAATCCTAGTTGTAATGGTGAACAGTGTACATTGCAGACCTCTCTGCCAAATACATTAAAGTTTGAGACGAGGACATGCAGACAGTATTCATTACTATGTGATACAGACTGGAACATCGTTTCATCTTCACAGTACATCAGAGTGAATCCTAGTAGCGGACTAGCTAATACACCATATGTAATAGATGTCTGCAATGACTATGAAGCAACATATACTAGTCTTACGGCAACGATTACCGCAACATATTGTAATGGCAGTGCAAAAACGTTTACGGTGATTGTTGATAAAACCAATTCTTGTTTCCCGATGGGACAGACATTCGATGTAACGGCAAACGGACAATATATTACAGTCCCTACGAAATGCTGTGTTATGAGAGTTGAGGATTCGACGGTCATAAGAAATGTAATTATCCAAAACAACTACATTAAAATATATGTCCCGCAAAACAATACCAACCTTGCGAGAAGTATCACACTGACTGTTGTGTTCTGTGACGGAACATCGGATAACATTACAATTAACCAAAGTGTGGGTTT